CGCCGTCGCGGGTTAGAAGCAAGTCTTTCATTTTGGTCTCCTCCTATGGGGCCGGTATGGGCGGCCCGCTGGGTGAACCGGGAGCGGTGCAGTTATGCACGTGGGTGTCGAGGTCGGCAGTCGCGCCGGAAACCCCGGCTTGGCCGTTCACCGTCGCTTTGCTGGTGATGTTCCCTGTCGCGTCTATCGTCTGTTGGGCCGTCACCTTGCCTGTCACTTCAAGGTCGCAGTCCACTAACAATTTTCCATTCGCGAGGGTCCATTTCGCGCCGTTCACAACGGCCTCTTGAGAATCCTGCTTGATCGTGAATGTCGACCCATCCCCGACCTTGCATTCCTGCTCGTCTTCTTTGATGGTTATACGGCTGTCGCCTTTATTGTCGATAATCACCGCGTCGTTGTCGCAGGCGTCCTTTATGACACTGTTTGCGTCCCTGAAAAGCCCCACAAGACAGATCGCATTTGTAAGGTCGAACCGAAGGTCGCACTTGGCGTCCTCGTCATCGCGGAATTTATCCAGCTGCTGCTCGCTGAAGAACAGAAGGCACCCGTCGTCTTGCTTGATCGGGTATGCGATGGTTATATCCTGCCCGGCGCATTGGATGAATACCACGGGGACATCGTTTATTTGGGGGTAATCCAGCAGCTGCCCGTTGGGTTGCTTGAACTGCCCGGTGGGTGTCACGACGGCGAGGCACTTATCCGCGTCGAAGCTGTCGATTTTTCCCGGGATGCATGTGTGAGTGTTCTGCATCATATCCTGCACAAGGTTTTCGATTTCCATCGTGACCGCGTCCTGCACAAATCCACCCCCTCATTCCTACCCGTCTTTCATAAGTGTCGCTGTGCACATCCAGTCGCCCGCGTGGGTGTCGCCATCTATCTTTAGGCTCTGCACGCGGAAAAAGCCCTTAATTCGCTTTGTGTCAAGATTGACGTAATCTCCGATGCTTATATCAGCGTTGAGGAAGTACCGAACCTCGTAACCGACGACGTCCTTGTCGTTCTCGCTCTTTCCAGATTTCGTTATCTTTTTCGGGAACCCAATCAATCCGGTATCTGCGGACAACACGTAGGCGCGGCGGTTTTTCGTGCCGGCCACCTTCTTGATGTGCAGCGTATCGTTATCGATGTACCAGATCAAGCCGCTGGCGGCGCACGCCTTGTCAAGGCTGGCCGCCCCCTGGCCTACGAAACTGTACCCATTCGGGATATCGCCAAATTCACAGTCATCGGCATATTCGACGGTCAGGTCCATGTCCCGGGAAATGTCATCGATTATGTTTCGGTTGTTTGTCGAGCCCGAATAGCTCTTGCTGACATAGGTATCGCGCACCGGCACGCGGCCATCCACGAGCTCCAAGTCTGTGCGCCAATCCGCCCCATCCAGTTCGCCATCACCATAGGTGACATATCCCGTGAAGATTGTGATCAGCGGTGTGTCCTCGTATCCTGCCTCGATTCGCACGAAGCAATCTTTCCCGGTGATCATCTCCTCGTGGTCTCTGTTCAGGTTCCACACGGATAGCGTAGCGTTGTTCCCGGTCTTTTCTTCGCTACGGCTGACGCTGAACGATACGCGAAGCTCTGATGTTTCGAAGCCCTGTTGCCCGGGTTTTCCCGCGGTCAGCTTGTATTTTCTGTTCCAGCTCACGCGCTTACCCCCACAAGGAGGAATGAAGCCAGATCCTCCCAAAAATCGCTGGAGCCGATGCGCTCCAGCTTTGTGGCCGCCATAAAAAGCGTTCCCTCGAAACGCCGCAGTGGAGTGAATAGGTTCAGCGGAAAGTTCGGCACAATCTTCACGCCCGATAGAATCGGCGTGCGGTTCAGTTCATACAGACCAAAGGACCAGTAGTCGAAGGTGTCGTTGTAGGTGAAGCGGATCAACAGCCGCTCCCCGTTGATGGTTAGGTCCGAAAAACTATCGTGTTCGCGAGGTAAAAATATTTTGATTGCCATTCCTAGCCTCCAAACATTCCAAACAGGATTGAAGATCCGCCTGAAGGCGCAGGTACAGGCGCAACGCTGGACGTCCCGGCACTGGTCCCGGTCGTTCCGCTTTTGCCGTAACCGGCCGGTATTCCCACTGTGCGGGTTTGTGTTCTTTGTACTTGCTTCAGCTGGATAGGCATCTCATATGCCGATCCATTTTCTTTCGTTCGTGGAAAATGGATGCTCTCGATTCCCATGTCCTTATATGTTTCGTCTGTAGTGACAACCGTCACCAATTCTTTTTTGTAGTACAAATCTTTCAGGCGCGCCTTTACGTCCTGCGCACGCCCTGGCCTTCCGAGAAATCTCCACGTGACGGGCGTATCGGACAGAAACAGGGTCATGGAAAGCGTTTTTGGGCGAATGATGATGGTGTCGCTGACCATGAACCCTGTTTCGATGGGGTAATCGGGAATATCCGCCTCCAGCCCTTCGTCACTGTTGATCAGCGCGTCGAGCATTATGCCCGCGATACTGACAGGCTGTTTCGCCCTGGGCATATTTGTCACCTCTGATACTTGATACCCCTGGCCAGTGCGGACGTCGTGTCTTTCACGCTGTTCCCCATGGCCCTGTCGGTTTTCTCCTGCATGTTACGGTCAGTACACGTGAAGGACTGCTGGAAGGATTGGTTAATGGTGACTCCGCCCATGCCCGCCATTGCAAGCGCAGGTTGCGGGCGCGCGAAATCCATAACGGCATTCATATCCCCCATGAAGGAGCGCAGCGCCTGCTTGAAGTCATCCGTCATCATACCGCGCAGAGTGCTCAAGGGAGATACAACCTCTGGGTTACTGGATGCGCCCGGATATTCTCCGCCCAGCAAGCGCGTTGGGCCGCGAAGCAGGCCGCCGGACGCCATTTTCTTTTCGCCGCCGCTCTCGACTTCCCCGGTGATAGTCGCCTTTCCGCTGAACCAGTTCTTCGGGTTCAGCTTCGAGAGCCAGCCCTTGACTTTTTCGACGCCGCCGATGATGTCGCCCCACAGCTTCTTGAAGAAGTTGGCGATGGGGTCAATCACCTTGTTCTTGAACCAGTCCTTGACCGTCCCGAACCCGCCCTTGATCTTCTGAATGACGCCATCGACCCATTCCCGGAATTTCTCGTTGTTGTCGTACAGATACTTGAAGATACCGGCGAAGGGGTTGATCAGGAACAGCAGGATGGATTGCCAGTTGGTCTTGAACCAGTCCACAACGGAGTTGAAGACGCCGACGACCTTATCCTTGATACCCGTGAAGAATTTGACAATGGGATCGATGACCTTTTGCTTGAACCAGTCTTTTGCCTTGCCCCAGACCGCCTTAATCTTCTCCCAGACCTTCAGGAAGACCTCTTTGACTTTATCCCAGTTCTTCCAAAGGAGAACGACGATAGCGATAAGCGCAAGGACGGCCAAGATGATTAATCCTATGGGGTTTGCCAGCATGACGGCGTTCAGGACGGTTTGCTTGATGATCTGAATTCCCTTTAGGGCGATATCTTTTAAGGAAAAACCATTTGCAAGCTTTTGTGCGGCGGCAAACGCAATCTGGATTGCCTTTCCTGCCGCCATGGCTCCGTTCCAAAGAAGTATAGCAGCTGTGATGCTGCCGATAATGCCAGCAATTGTGCCGAGCGTCTTCTTGTGCTCACCAATCCACTCGCCTGCTGCTTTTGCTTTATCCCATGCGTACTTCAGCCCGCCACCAACCGCCATCACCAGGTCTTTGACGACATTGGCGACAGCGAGAACCTTTCCTTTCGCGTCCTCAAACTTTTCTTTGCCGCCGTTCTCCCACCACTCCGTAGTTTTCGCCTTGAGTACGGATAGTTTGTCAATCACCCATGAGATCGCATTGAGGATTCCGCTGGCAGCGGAAACAATGGCGGGGAGAATTTTGGGCAACGTCGTGGTCATGAACCGCTTCACGCCATCGCCGATCTTGCCCAACGTCGCTTTGAACTTGCCCTTGACGTCGCCGAAGACCTTTTTTAGGCCCTCCAGTGCCTTTTTCAAGGGCTCCCAGGTCTTTCCGAACAGGGAGTTCTTCCCCTTTAGGAAAGACACGAAGTCGTCCACTAGGAGGAAGACCAGAAGTACCGCCGCCGCTATCGCTCCCCAGATCAGCGTCTGTGGGCGCAGCAAGCCCGTAATAGACTTGATGCCTGACATGATTTTATTGGCGTTTAGGGCAAGCATGATGCTCCCAGCGGCCACGCCGACGAGCTTCAACGCGTTCTGCGTACCGCCGAGCCGCTGAATCAGTTGCTGCACCTGGGGCATAATTTTTCGGAAGAGTGCAAGGGCCTTGTCGCTGATTTGCTTGATCCACTCGGCAATTTGCTTTGAAAATCCTGTGACCTTATCAAGCTCCTGGAAGGCTTCCCCCCACCGCTTTTTTACTTCGTCGGTGGCGTTCTTGACGGCCTCCATATCCTTGACAAGGCTCACAATTTTCTTTGTGATGGCAATCACGGTAAATGCCTTGAAGGCTTTCTTCAGCCCTTTCTCCACTCCACTGAGTTTGCGCTTGGTTCCGTCGATTGCCTTTTCCGCTTTTGCCTGCTTGGATTTATCCAGATCGAAGCCCAGTTTGATTCCTATTTCGCGTAGCGTCATTTCGGCCTTTTCGCCTCCTCTTCCAGCTCTTTCGCTTTTGCCGCCTCGATGTCCTTTTCCATGCGCCAGAGGGCATAGAGCTTCAGAAACTCATCCAGGGTGATTACCTCTTTGATTTCTGTGATGCTCACACGGCCCGCGTTGACGAGCTGGTACATCTGGAGCTCAAGACCCTCGAAGGTAGAGGCGTCAAAGTCACCGTACTCCCCTAGATCAGGCTCTCCATCTGACCGTCCTCGGCGGCTTTGCCAAATAGGCCGCCGAGCCAGGTAAAAAGGCCTCTGTAGTTGAGAGTGATAACCTCCTTGATAAGCTCAAACAGGTATTGGATATCGCCGCCGAAAAGCTCATCTATACTGCTTTCGGTGAAATCTATGGCGCGGCTTTCCTGCTCGTAGGACACGTTTTTGTTGAGGATCGTCAGCTCTGTCACGAGGGACTCCACCTTCTTCGGCTCAAGGGAGGTCATTGACGCGCCCAGGCCTTGGAGCGACTTGCCGATGTCCGCATCCGCGTTCTCAGTGATCCCGAACAGGCCGCCGATTAACCCAGCAGCTGGAGAAAGCGCCGCGATGGCGGCCGTGCCGACGCGCACGGAGGTGAGGCCCCGGAACTTGCGTATTGCGAAGCGCGTTTTGTTGATAGTGATGGTTTTGATATCATTCATGTCTACAGCGTTCATGTTTTATACCTCCAACCACGTGCCTTCGCCCGTGTCCATCTCAACAGCGACATCGCCGGCAGTTTTTCCGTATCCGTGCGTTGGGCTGTTCGCGACCCAGCAATCCGACGCAGAGAAAATTTCTCCGCCCAGCTTGTTGCGCACGAGAATCGGGAAACTCCCGAGGCCGCTGGTCTCCCGGTCCATGTCATACCTGCGCTGTAAAAAGCTGACATCATCCGACGTCTGCTTCAGCGTGAGGGTCAGATGAAAAGTCTTGTCTGGGTCAAGGCTTCGGGTGGTTTCCCCGTCGCAGCCAGTGGACTTCTGCACGCCCTCTCCGCTGGGAGCAATCTCAAGGAAACTGTCCTCGCCGTACCCCGATAAAATGCGCGGCCCGAACGCGATGATGATGTCCTTGCAGTAGTACCTCTTGGGTCTTGCCATTGCTATACCTCCTTACGCCGCTACGGGCAGTTCATAGACGAGCGATCCGCGGATCTCCACCGCGTGAATCGCCCCGGCCAAACGGGCGGCAAACGTGCAGTCCCTCAGAACGCGGGATGCCTTCTGCGTGGGGGTAAGGCTTGACGCTAGAGGGACGCTCGTGACGTATCCCGGCACCCTGTCGCCATCCTCGGTGAATTCGTCCGGTGCGATTCCGCCGTAGACCTGCCCCTGCTTAAGCGAGTCCTCCATCTGGTTTTTTACCAGGGTGATCCCTGGGTCGGTGTAGGGCACCTTCGGGTTGACGCGCAGCAACGTGAAAACGCGCAACTGCATGTCGTTCTTCAGCCAGTCGCGGAAGTGGATCACGTCGATCCATTCCCCCGCAAGGGTTTTGCCGCCCATCGCGTTGCCGTTGCCCGCCACGGTAATGTAGTAGCTGACGTTCGCCTTTTCCAGCGCGGCCTTGTGTGTACCGCTGAAGCGTCCAGGCTCGATGACGGACAGGCTCTTGTGCACCCAAGTGACGCTGCCCGGCTGATAAGCCAGGAATCGGCACAGGTATGCTACGTGGATGTAGCGGTTGTCGCCGGGGACGTCCTCGAAGTCCTGCTTGTCGCGGGTACGGGGATCAATCACGAAGCTACGGTAGTAGATGGGTTTCAGCGCATCCAGGGATACGAGGGGGAAGGACGCCACGGCCTCCTGCGCCTCTGCCCACTGCATGATCCGCTCATGGTCCGCGGGGTCGATCCCCGCCTCCGCAATCCCGTACCACCCGCCGTAATCCAGCGCGCGGCCAAGCGTGTCCTCGATTGGCTCGAACTGGCTCGCATTGATCAGCTGTATGGACATCACTTCGGCTATGTCCGCGTTCCAACGGGCCACGTATTCCAGCTGGATCGTGCGGCCCTGCGCGGAGATGCTCTCAGGGAGCGTGATGTCGAAGGTGGCCGTATTCTCGCTCTCCAGCGAAATGATGGAATACTGTACGCTGCCAGTGGTGATGCTGACAGCCCCATTGAAAACTTCACCGTTGCGGGTGACGGTCGCCGTCGTGCCAATGGGCGTCGGGTACTGCGCCACCAGGAAAGGACCAGCATTCGGGTCAGGGTCGGTCGCTCCGCCCAATATGCCGGTGATGTCGTCCATGACCGTGCAGCTGTACAGCTCCGCATCAAATTCCACCCGCTGCTGCACGGCGATCACGACTCGCTCCGGGGCAGGCATTTGTGAGAATCCGACGCGGGCGGCGCCGCCGATGGGATCAGCCTCGACGCCGATGGAAACGAAGCCTGCCGACTTCACATCGTCGGCACGGTAGGTGCCCACTGGTGGAACACTATTTTCAAGTACCGTCCAGTCCGGGTTACGGCGGATAGCGGGAGGAGGACCGACAAGCAGCGCTACACCAAAGGACTTTTCATCCATGGGCGGCTGATTCAGGTCTATGTCCACGCGTACAATTTGATCTAAGGTGTTTCCCATGTGCTGTCATCACTCCTATTTGTGATTTCGACATCTTCAAACCACCCCGTGGCGTCGATGCCGTTTTCGGAGCCGTCTGGCTCCGTGCCATCAAAAGCGTATGGATCTGTTATTGTCATTACGAAGTCCACGCGAAATTCCGCCATTGCCCGGAACTCCGGCTCTATGCCGTCCAGAATGGCGGTTATGTCCCGTACCGGACCCTCCGGCAGGAGAGAGAATTCCTGCTCGAACAGTAGGGCCTCGGTTGAAGGATAGTCTAAAAAAATGCAAAACCCCGCCAGTTCATCGCAGGCAGAGTTCTGGTATTGTACAACCCCGGCTCCCGGGTTTTCTTCCTCTGGCACACCGGGGCTGTAGAGGTTGACTTCCAGTATGGACCAGCTAGGGTAGGACTTCACGGTCGCGCCGTCGATCACCTGAACGGAAGGGTGGGAACTCATGGTGACGCTCCCGAGCTTCAGGATAACGCTTGGCGGAATTGGTTTGACGTACTTGTGGTTGGCCCAGCGCACGGTATAGATATCGAAGTGGCGCCTAAACAGCAGGTGTAAGCTTGACTTTAGCTGTTGCGCCGTCATTCTTTTCACTCCCTTCCGGCTGCCGCGTCCACTCCCCGCGCCAATGATGCAGGATCGTGTTGTCAAGGAATTCGCAGGAGGTGCACTCCCACCACGCCCCACGCCAGAAAATCCAGTCGGCGCGCGTGCCAGCTACAGGGTCCGCAGCGATGATCGGCTCGTCACCCCAGGACTTTGCGTTCTTGTTTTTCCTTTGGCCCTCTGGGCCGAATTCTGCTCCGCTTGGCGCAATTGCCTGCACGTCTATCGAGATTGTGATTTCATTGTACTTGTCCGTCAGACCAACGAAGCGACGCACGAGAATGGGGCGCTCGAAAAAAGTCATTCCTCACCGCTTCCTTTCGCGCGGACGACATGGTGGACGGACTGCCGCAACTGGCCCGTGTCGATCAGTGGTACGTCAGATTTTTTCGGCTCGACATAAAAGGGTTTTCCGCCTTCCGTGCGCATCCAGCCGCCTTCAAGCGTGATCGGCGCATTGGGGACGAAACCGCCTTCCGGGATTTCCTCTTGGATCAAGCCTTCCATCAATGCGCCTAACTGGCCAGCAATCTGTTGCGCCGTCGCTCCGTTTTGAAGGTTTTGTGGGGACATTCCAATTGCTTGTGCGATTTTCTCTTGGTTTTTGTCAAACGTCTGGCGCAAAAAAGGACGCGGTGGGATTTCCCCTTTGCGTCCCTTTTTTGCGCCAAGCTCGTTCCAGGCGGCGATGTCCACCAAGTCATGCCCATCATCACTCTGCTTTTTTCCGCGCTGGTATCCGACAAAAACCTCTAACCTCGCAAGCTCTTTCAGCTCCTTCATGAAGCGAATTCCCTCCGGGGTCATCTTGTCCGTAACGCTCATCTTACCCCATCCCCGAATACACAGTGTGGTCGACGGCCCGGTAGCGGATAGAGAGAAACATCCTTCCGTAGATGGTGTTCAGGAACTCCGCGTTCGCGCCCAATTCCGCCGCATTGGGTATTCGATAGCTAACGGACACGTCGCCCTCGCCGACAGAGGCCACGCGCATACTTTCGGCGATGGTGCCGTAGGTGTTATCGCCAAGTCCCTGCATCTTCATCTTGTGGCAGATGATGTAGGCCATTGCCAGCGTCCAGAACGCCCCGTACTGCCTGCGTCCAACAAGGAGATAGAAGATCATGATGAAATCCTCTATCTCCCTGCTGGGAACTTTTTTGAACTCCGGGGCGACCGATCGTATGACGCGGATGATCCCCTTGACCTCGTCCTTACTCGGTGGGTTCGCCATCAGTCTCACCAGCTTTCGCCTTTGCCTTCCTGGGCTTCGGAGCTATCTTGCCGGCCGCCTCTTCAAGGTATCCCATCCCGATCAGCGCAGAGGTGGCATTCTTGGCGGCGTCGGGGATTTCCATGGCTTCGCCGGGGTTGATCCGCGTTCTGCCGACCCAGATGGCCGACGTGTGCTTGTTTTTCAGTGTCATTGCGATCTCCTTTCACTAAATGCCGGTCACGATCAGCGCGCTTGCGGGGTAGTACACGATCGCGGCAGCCGTGCGGGCCTTGCAGATGAACTTCACGGATAGGTTGTCGAATTGCGGCGGCTGGATGTTGAAATCCATCGGCATTTCGATTTTGAGTTTCCGCTCGTCTTTGGTGAACAGGAGCGCCGTGCCCGACTGCGCGGCGGGCGTGGAGAAGATGTTCGTTTCGTAGCTGATGGGCTCCAGCTCGTTGACACCGACGATATTCTTGAGCCACGGGAGCTCCTGCCGCAGGTAGCCGCCGATGGACGTGCTGATAGGGGTGCCGCCGATAGCCATGGGGCGCGCGAGATTCGTTAGTGAGGTCTCCGGCAACGCCAGGGTGTCGGGGGCCTCCACGCCATTGCTGTTGGCGATGACGGCCTGGCGCATGGCGATGACGTCGTTCAGGATTTCCTCCCCGTTCTTGCTGTTCCAGGATGTTCCCAGGCTCGAACCGGGAGCGAGCGCGAAAATCGGGATCAGGCTTTCGGGCGAGAAGACGCCGCGCAGCCCGTTGACCGTGTCGCCCGCCCACGCCGTTTCGTTGACGGCCAATTCAATGGCATATCGGGCCGCCTCCGCGCGCTGCGCCTCCAGCGGCATGCCGCTCACGATGGATTCCAGGGCCTCCTGCTGGGTGTAAGAGTAGGAATCCAAGATGCTGCGGATGGGCACCTGGGTTTCGTTGTTCTCGGTGCCGACCGCGGGGATGTCATCCGCGTCGTTCGCTGTCACCTTTGCCTTGCCGACATACCCGTAGGATCGGAAGGTGTATGTGGCGTGCCCGGGGGAGGCGTCCGTGGTGACGGGGAACAGGTTCAGCGCGTTCATCTTCGGGTACAGGATTTTGTATACCTGCGCCTCGATGTACTCGAGCTGGCGGGCGAAATACGTCGCCACGGACTGTACGCTGTCCACGTTCCAGGCCCGCGCGCCGTCGAAGTTCATGCTGCCGGAGCGCAAGGCGTTATATATCCCGCGCGCAAAGCCGGAGCGGATCGCATCCCTGATTTTCATTTCGTCTACGTTGATTGTTTTGTCTTTAGCCATTACGGTTCAACCTCCACTTCCACGATCTTGATCTCGCCGCCGAAGAACTCGGCGGGGGCGATGCCCTCGATGATCGCCGAACCGATGAAGCGCGCATTGAGCGCCACGCCATCCACGGCGCTGAATGTGCCGTCCGGAGCAAGGTATACCGCGTCACCATACGCGGGGTTCTCTCCCTCGCTCAGGCGAACCCAGACGGCACCCTGCTGAAGGACGTTCAGGGTCTCTTTGTCCTTGATGTAGTCGCCGCCGCCGGGGTATCGCTGCTCCGTGG